GACGGGATTTGGAAATCCTACTGCCGCAAGGCTTTAACAGGCTAAATTCCTAATTTCCGATTTCGCCGCATGCCGCAAAAGTATATAGCATGGGAAATTAGGAATAACGTTCTAATAGAATTCATCTATAAGTAACGTTATAATATAACGTTAATCGATATGCTCTATACGCATTGAAATTCAATTTTTAATCGGTAAATTGGTAATTTGGATTAGTTTAAAGATTGAAAGTCTTGCGGCAGTAGGCCTAGACAAATCCCGTCAAATTTCCGAAACCAATTTACCAGTTTTCGCGGCTGAGGAAGTCCGGTAATTAGGTCACAATACAGATTCTAGTGTAAATTAACAGTCGCGGCTACATCGAATTATTGTTCCGCTTATTTACCCTTAGATGTCCTGCGTATATAATACAGCCATAGTCCACGACTCTTCGAATTAACGATGGCAAAGTCGAAAAGAAAAATTGACGAAAATGGATATATGACCATCGAGGGCTGTCCAATCAGCTCTTATGGCATTTTCCAATATTCTGCCGGTCAACTCGGTCTTCCGGGCGATCCGATGCGGATTGTCAACGTGTATCGTCCGGAGTCTGCCGTTAGCGATCCTGAGTACATCGAATCTCTGAAGAATCTCCCGCTGATCGACGAGCACGAAATGCTGTCGGGATTCGACGGCGATGACGATGGCGTGGCTCCCGAAGACAAAGGCGTGGAAGGCATCATCACAGCCAACGCCTACTACGAAGCTCCATGGGCTCGCGGCGATATCCGCATCTATTCCCGCAACATGCAGAATCAGCTGGAAAGGGGCAAGGAAGATCTGTCCCTAGGCTATAGTTGCCGCTACACTGAGCAACCCGGCATCTGGAATGGAACGCCTTATGAAGTCGTCCAGGACAAGATGCGCGGCAACCACATCGCCCTGGTAAAAGAGGGTCGTGTGCCGGGGGCCAGAGTATTGGATGGTCTGTGCTTTGACCATCTCAGTTTTGATTTCAGACCATCCGATGAGGGTAATGAAATGGGTCTCAAGAAAGCCAAGCAGAAGACTCCTGTCCAGCGCGCAGGACAAGCTGCTGATTCGGCGGTCGAAGAGTTGCGCGCCCTGTGGCCGAAGCTCTCTGCATCTGTCCAGAAGTTCCTGGGCGAAGAGGCGCAGGAGCCGGAGCATCAGGAAGGCGCAACCGCTCCGGCCGAACCGACCGACAGCGAGCACATGACCGAGCATCCGACTCTGGAAGGCGCTCAGGAAGACGACGAAGAGCACGAAGAAGCGCCGTCCGTTGTCGATCCGGCCGTGGTCGCCGTCGAGCCGGAACAGCAAGAAGGTGCCGCATCCGAAATGTCCGGTGAAGGCGAAGTCGCCGAACTGATCTCCCAGGTCAAGGCCATTCTGGCTCGACTGGAAGGCACGGTAGCCGAAGAGGCGGACGAAGAACATGGCGAAGGTCAAGATGTCGTCGAGGGCTTGGAAGAACAGAGCATCCTCTGCGGCGCGCAAACCGCCAGCGACGATGGTGGTGAGGGCAAGGATAACAGCGAGGAACTTCCTGAAATGGCACAAAAGAACGCGCAAGATGCTGCAATTCGTGGTCTCTATCGCGACATTGCTGCTAAAGATCGCCTCTACAAGCGTCTTAGTTCCGTGGTTGGTGCGTTCGACCACCGAGCTATGGACTCGGCTGAAGTCGCTGTTTACGGCGTGAAGAAGCTGGCGATCAGCTGTGAGAAGGGCCAGGAAGTTCTGGCGCTCGACATGTACCTGAAAGGCGTCGAAGCTGCTCGTGGCGCGGCCAGCCGTCAATCGAAAGCCCAGGATTCGGCCAGTTCTGCTCCGCAGTGCGCCGAGCTGGACAGTTACCTGAAGGGGGAGTAACCCATGTTCCAGAAACAAGTCTATCGCCAGTACACTCCTGGTTTTCCTGGTGATCTGATCGAGGACGGCCCGAAGCGTGCGCGGCCGGGTCGGATCATGGCGTTGGCATCGGTCACTCCGGCCGCGACTGCCACCGGCCCCAACCGCATCAGTCGCGCGTTTGGTTACGCAGGTGATGTCGGCTCCCTCGGTGAAGGCCAGCCGAAGACCGTTGCCGCGCGCGCTTCTGAAGTCGTGGTCGGCGGCGCGACCTTCTTCGGCATCCTCGGTCACCCGAAGCATTATGCTCTGTACGGGTCGGCCGGCGATTCCCTGGCTCCCAGTTATGACCTGCCCGACGGTTCCGAAGGCGAGTTCTTCGACATGGCCACCGGCCTGGTCGTCGAAATCTTCAACGGCGCAGAAGCCGCTCTGGATTTGAGCTACGGCGATCCGGTGGCATATGTACCGAACAACCTGCCTACCGCCGACAACGCCCTGGGCCTGCCGGCCGGCGCCCTGGTCGGTTTCAAGGCCGGCGCCATGCCAACCGGCCTGGTTCAAATCCCCAACGCGCGTATCGTCAATGCCATCAGCCTGCCTGCCCAGTCGGCGGGAAATCTGGTAGCTGGCGTTACCATCGTCCAGCTCACGCAGTAAGGAGGCGTCATGAGCCATATCAGTAAGACCCATTCGCGCCTCGCAGGCCGTCACGCAAAACCATTCGACCTGAAGAACGTCACCCACGAAGCCGTGGCCGCCCTGAGTCGCATCGGCCTGGTATTCGATCACGCCGTCGTCCAGGACCAGATCAAGGCCTTGGCGAAGGCCGGCGCATTCCGTTCCGGCTCGGCCATGGACAGCAACTTCACCGCCCCGGTGACCACGCCGTCCATCCCGACCCCCATCCAGTTCCTTCAGACCTGGTTGCCTGGGTTCGTGAAGGTCATGACCGCCGCGCGGAAAATCGATGAGATCATCGGCATCGACACCGTTGGCTCCTGGGAAGACCAGGAAATCGTTCAGGGTATCGTTGAGCCGGCCGGCACTGCGGTGGAATACGGTGACCACACCAACATCCCGCTGACCAGCTGGAACGCCAACTTCGAGCGCCGCACCATCGTTCGTGGTGAGCTGGGTCTGCTCGTGGGTACTCTGGAAGAGGGCCGCGCTTCGGCCATTCGCCTGAACAGCGCAGAGGCCAAGCGTCAGCAGGCGGCCATCGGTCTGGAAATCTTCCGCAACGCCATCGGTTTTTACGGCTGGCAGAGCGGCCTGGGCAACCGCACCTATGGTTTCCTGAATGACCCCAACCTGCCGCCATTCCAGACTCCGCCGAGCCAGGGCTGGGCCACTGCCGACTGGGCAGGCATCATCGGCGATATCCGTGAGGCCGTCCGCCAGCTGCGCATCCAGAGCCAAGACCAGATCGACCCGAAGGCCGAGAAGATCACCATGGCCCTGGCCACCAGCAAAGTGGACTACCTGTCGGTGACCACGCCTTACGGCATTTCGGTTTCTGACTGGATCGAACAGACCTATCCGAAGATGCGGATCGTGTCGGCTCCGGAGCTGTCCGGCGTCCAGATGCAGGGCCAAACGCCGGAAGACGCCCTGGTCCTCTTCGTCGAAGAAGTGGACGCGTCCGTCGATGGCAGCACCGATGGCGGCAGCGTGTTCAGCCAGCTGGTTCAGAGCAAGTTCATCACCCTTGGCGTCGAAAAGCGGGCGAAGTCGTATGTGGAGGATTTCTCCAACGGCACCGCCGGTGCTCTTTGCAAACGCCCTTGGGCTGTGGTGCGCTACCTCGGCATCTAACCGATGCTGACTCACCAAAGGCCGGGCTTCCGGCCTTTGTTCACTCTGACTCTGACTCGGTTGTAGGGGCCGGTTAGGGCATAATTAATAGGACTACGCCAATGACTGTTTACATCGTTTCCGCAATGACTCAATCCGTGTCTTACAATGCGTATGACACCTCTGATCCGTCCAATCCTCGCCTCCAGAGAAAGGTGCTGATTCGCGGCCGCGCTGGTATCGCATCCGAAACCTCCGGCTTCGGCGACATGATTTCCGACGCATCCGGGCGCCCGATCTGGACGCCGCAGGGCGATTGCACGGCGGTGAGCGATTCCGATTTCGAACTGCTTCAGTCCAACAAAATCTTCATGCGACACATGGAGAAGGGATATCTGCGAGTCGTGAAAACCGACATCACCAATGACCACCAGCGGATTGCGAAAGAGACTCGCACCATGGAGCGCGATGGCTTCCAACCTCTGGATTCTACTCGCCTGAAGCAGAAGATCAAAGTGACTACTGCCAGCGCTTCCCAGGAACAAGAGTTCCGGGTTTAACCGAGGGTTTCGGTATGGTAATTTTCGACGAGCAAAAGTTTCGAACGCTGTTTCCGGAGTTTACTGATCCGGCTTCCTATCCGGATGTGCGCCTGCAGCTGTACTTCGACATTGCGTGCGAATTCATTTCTGATCGGGATTCTCCATACCGAATTCTCAATGGCAAAGCCTTGGAGGCCTGTCTGTATCTGCTGACGGCCCACCTCCTTTCGCTGTCGACGATGCAAGTTCAGGGCGCGGCCGGTGGCGGGGTCACAGCAGGCGGGACTCAAGGCGGTTTCATCACTAGCGCTACGGTCGGCGAGGTCAGCGTTGCCAAGCTCGCGCCCCCTGCCAAGAACGGTTGGCAGTGGTGGCTTTCCGGGACGCCTTACGGTCAGGAACTGTGGGCGCTCCTGAGTGTCAAGGCAGTTGGCGGATTCTACATCGGCGGCCTTCCAGAACGTCGAGGATTCCGTAAGGTTGGAGGGACGTTCTGGTGATCCCTGGAGCGAATCTGCTGCGTATGGCATTTAGCGTCATAGGAACGCAGTTCGTTCAGTATCGCAAATTCGAGCAGAGGACGAAGAATAGCCAGGCGCAGTACGTTTCTGTGTTTGGCGAGCCATTCCAATTGGCCGCTTCCATCCAAAGGGTTCGTCGCGATCAGTATGTCCAGTTCAATCTGGAGTTTCAACGAAATTACGTCATGATCTTTGCCAACTTTGAGATGGTTGACTTGGATCGAGATTTGGCCGGCGACCAGTTCATCTGGACCGGAAGAGTTTTTCAACTAGAGTCTCAAGGCTCTTGGTTTTATCAGGACGGCTGGGGAGTCTGCTTAGCCGTGGATATCGGTACAGCCAAACTAGCTGAAGACGGAACCCTGACTTTCTAGGTGGCTTATGTTCGACGGCGAACTGATAGAAAAATTGGTGGTCGAGCTTACTTCCGCCATGACGTCAGCCAAAGAAACTTTGCAGTTTCCTGATTTTGAGGTTGTGCAGAAAGCCCAGCCGACCCAACAGGGCACGTCAACCAAGCCTACCATCTTCTTCCAGAAGCTATTTGACATCCCTCGCGGCTGGCCGGCAACCGATTGGTATCTGGACAACGTCGCCAGAAAATATGTAGAAATTACTCGACAGCATGTCGAGACGACTTTTCAGATAAGTTCCCTTCATTGGCAGAATCCTGAGATGGATCACGTAGTCACGGCAGCCGATATCGCCAATTACGTGAGAGCTTATTTCCAGGCTCGGTCCACCATTCAGCGAGTCAAGGAACTGGACTTCCTTATCCTTCGCGTGTCTCATATATCCAACGAGGCATTCGAAAATGACAATCATCAGTTCGAATTCCACCCAAGTTTTGACATGGTTGTAACTTACAATCAGTATATTCGTCTGCACGAAAACGCAGCATATTCAGCCGATGGGGCGCTGATAGGCATATGATCCTGAGACGCGATTCAGAACTGATCGCCGCGCACCTGCAGATGTTAAGAGCCATGCGCGGCAGGTCCGTTTCGGCCGGATGGTATTCCACCGCTCGATATCCTGATAAGGCGGGCGGATCGGTCGGAATACAAGTCGCGAGAATCGCGCGCCTCAATGAGTACGGCGGAACTATCGACCATCCGGGCGGGACCAGGTATATTAGGGACGCCATTGTTCGGGGTCGGTTTGTTGGCGTTCGGTTCGTCAGAAACGATTTTCCGGGAGAAACCGAGGTAACAAAACCTCACAGGATTACAATCCCGGCTCGACCGTTTATGCGATATGCTTGGAACTTATTTTCCGCAGATCGCGCCGCAATCCAGAATCGAATAGCCATGAGGCTGGCCAGAGGACAAATCACGCCGGATCAAGCGCTTGCCCAGATCGGCCTGGCGTTGGAAGGATACATAGCCAGAAGCATAAGGACCGGGCCATGGGTGGCTAACTCAGCATCTACGGTCAGGAGAAAGGGTTTCAACAGACCGCTGGTCGATACGGCTCACATGCTCCAGTCGATTAGCAGCAGAGTAACATAAACCAGGAGATCATCCAGTGATCAGTCAGAGCCGTTATATCCGGATCATTTCCGGCGTAGGCGCAGGCGCTCCGGTCGCAGGCCGAAAGCTGATTCTGCGCGTCATGACCACCAACAACGTCATTCCGCCTGGAATCGTCATCGAGTTCGACAATGCCAACGCGGTGATGTCTTACTTCGGCGCCCAGTCTGAAGAATATCAGCG